TACAGCGGTTGGAAATGCAATAAAGAATGTTTTAAGTAAATGCGGCGTTGATATGAAAAAATTTAGTGCAAATCTAAATAACATCAAGGCACGCGCAAGCAGCATTATAAATAATTTAAAAACAATCTTTAGTACAGTATTTGGAGCGATCGGAAAAGTGGTTAGAGCCGCAGCGAATGTTATAGCTGCAATATTCGGGAAAAAGATTAGTAGCACTTGTAGCACAGCAAAAGCAGTATTGCAGGCGTTAAAAATCGTTGTAGGCGTTGTATTTGGCGCGATAGCAACACTAATTAAAAAGAATATGGCGGTTATTGTACCGGTTGTAAAAGTGGCTTTTTCGGCGATTAAGGGCGCAATATCGGCAGCAGTAAACACAATAACCTCCCTCATAAGCGGAGTATTAACAATATTCGACGGCTTGACAACGTTTATTTCGGGCGTATTTACCGGAAATTGGCGTAAAGCATGGGAAGGTATAAAGACGATTTTTAAAGGCGTATTCGACAGTTTGGCGGCGTTGTGCAAAGCACCAATTAACGCAGTTATCGGAATTATAAACGGCGCAATATCAGGCATCAACAAATTAAACATTTCTATACCGGATTGGGTACCGGGATTAGGCGGTAAAAGTTTTGGTATCAACATACCAACAATACCGATGCTTTACAAAGGTACCGATAATTGGAAAGGCGGCGCAGCAATCATACATGATCGAGGCGGCGAGATCGTAGACCTGCCGCAAGGTTCGCGGGTATATCCACATGATAAAAGTGTGGAAATGGCGCGGAAAGACGGCGCAGCACAAAGCGGATCCGGCGGCATCACGCTAAATATTCAGAAATTAGCGGATAAAATAGAAGTGCGTAGCGATGAAGATATAGATAGAATAGCCGAGGCGTTGGCACTCAAATTAAAGAAAGTAGCATTTAATACACCGTAAAGGAGGGCGGCAAATGGAAATATGGTTAAGACAGAATAAAAAAAGTTTTCGATTTGCAATATTGCCTTCGGAATACGAATTAACGAGCGAAAGCGATAATACGCAGGTCAATATCAACAAATTAGGAGAAATAAACTTGATCGGGAAAAGGAAACTAAAAGCGGTTTCCTTTTCCTCTATTTTTCCGAAACAAAAATACAGCTTTTGCCAGTATTCAACATTCCCAACGCCGAAAGAAAGTGTAAAAACCATTGAAAAAATGAAAAATAACGGCGTTTTAAGTCTTACAATGACCGGAACACCTATAAACATGGATTGCACAATAGAAAGTTTCACATGGGGCGAAAATGACGGCACAAAAGATATAAATTTCACGTTGGAGTTTAAAGAGTATCGGAAGGTTAAAGTTAAAACCTCAAAAAGAAAAGAAAAAGTTACAAAGAAAGTTACCGCAGCAGCAACACAGAGAACAGCAAAAGCCGTAAACAGTACAACATATACCGTAAAAAAAGGCGATTGTTTAAGTATGATCGCAAAGAATTTAACCGGAAGTAGTGCGAATTGGCGCGCGATATACAACCAAAACAAGGGAGTGATCGGCGGCAACCCGAATTTGATATATCCGGGGCAAAATTTGGTAATTAACGTATGATAGTAAAATGGATAAAATACAAAGACGGTTATGTATATACAACAGATATTACAGAGGCGGTATCTAGTGTAAGTTGGGGCGGTTCAACATCACAGGCAGCAAGAACGGCAGAAATAGCCGTTATAAATGCGCCAAACGATAAAGACGTAACTGATTTGAAGTTAAAAATTGCGGCGGGCGATACAATAAAGCTATATGAAAACAATACAACTTTATTCATTGGCGAGGTAATAACAAAGGAAACAACGAGCGAAACCGGAACCGTTACATATTCATGTACGGATCTGCTAAACCACCTTCTTAAAAGCACCGGGGTATATAATTTTTCAAATACAACCGCAGAGAGGATAACAAAAAAGGTATGCGCTGATTTTGAAATTGATACCGGCACAGTCGTAGAAACAAAGGCGACAATTAAGAAAATGATAATTGACGGCAGCAGCATATACGACATTATTATGATGGCGTACACAAAAGCCGCAAGGCAGACCGGAAAAAAATATATATGCCGTATGGAAGGCAAGAAATTAACGGTAAAGGTAAAAGGAACGATTGTTAAAAATTTCGTGCTTGCAGATGAATACAACATAACAAACACGAAATACGAGGAAACTATAGACAGCATGGTAAACGTTGTAAAGATTTACGACGAGAACAAAAAGCAGGTCGGAGAGGTAAAAAACGGTAATTGGATCGACAAATACGGAATATACCAACAGATCTATACAAAAGAAAAGGGTATAAATGCAGAAACAGCAGCAAAAAATATGTTATCCGGCGTAGAAAAGAAAGTAACGCTTGACGGCATCAACGGCGATTTATCCTGCATCGCAGGTAATGGCGTAGAGGTTTACGACAAGGCAACCGGTTTAAACGGCGTGTTTTGGATTGACAGCGATACGCATACATGGGAAAACGGAACCCACATAATGAGTTTAGAACTTAATTTTAAAAACATTATGGATAGCAAAGAATACGACGAAACAGAAGAATAGGAGGCGCGGAACATGAACCCATACGAGGAAATTTTAAATACGATGCGGGAGCAGGGAAAAAAGGATAATACCGCGCCTATTCAAATCGGAGTTATGGAGAGTGCGACAACGTGCGCTATTGGTGCGCTTAAATTGTCGGGCAGCGATTTATTGATTGCGGAACATTTGAAAACCGGCTATCATTATGCGGTTGATAACGCCACACCTTCAAAGAAAGATAAAAATACATTCATAGGCGCGCTAAAAAAGGGCGATAAAGTAGCAGTATATAGAGTAAGCGACGAATTATATATTATCTTAGAAAGGTTGGTGTAAAAATGAGTTTATTACCCACATACATAGAGGACGACGAGGAATTAGAACAGCAGGAAGAAAGCCAAACACCAAAAGAGTACGAAATAGATTTTAAAACCGGGCAATTAACCGGGAACATCGTAGAGGGATTAGAGGCTATTAAAATATGGATTTGGCTAGTATTACAAACACCGCGTTACCGGTATTATGTTTACACATGGGATTACGGTAACGAGTTTGAGGATCTAATAGGACAAGGGTACACCGAGGAATATATAGAGGCAGAAACGCAGCGAATGACGGAGGATTGTTTATCAGTCAATGAAAATATACAAGGTATATCTGATTTTTCGGTAAGCATGGAAAGCGATGTTTTAACGGTATCGTTTGTAGTCAATACCATATACGGCGATATAGAAATTAAAGATCAGCAGATTGCAAAACCAACAGCGGCATAAAGGAGGTGCGAAATGGCTTTCGAGGATAAAACACAAAATAATATTATGATTGATTTAAAAGCTGCAATCGAACCGGACACAAGCACCGAAGAAGGTACACTTATAGATCATTCATTCCGGGGCGCAGCGGCAGAATTTGAGAAGGCATATATCGAATTAGAATTGATAGATCAAAATGGATATGCAGAAACAGCCGACAGAGAACATTTGATATTGAGGGCGAAAGAAAAGGGCATAACACCATACGCAGCTACTAACGCGGTTTGGAAAGCAGAGTTTAACACAGAAATAGCAATTAACGCCCGCTTTTCCGCAGGCGAATTAACTTATATATGCACAGAAAAGATAACACAATTAACGTACCGGCTTATGTGCGAGCAGACCGGCACCGGTGGAAATGTAAAGCAGGACGATTTAACACCAATAGAATATATTGACGGTTACGAAAGTGGAGAACTAAAGGAACTTTTGACACCTGCAAGGGGAGAGGAAAAAACAGAAGATTTCCGCGCGCGTTATCTTTCCATAGTTGCAGCAGCGCAGGCATTTGGTGGAAACCGGGCGCAGTACAAGGCAATCATGCACAAAATAGAGGGCGTGGGCGCGTGTAAAATATATAGGGTTACAGCACAGAAAAAGAGGATAAAGATTTATTTTCTTGACAGCACATATAAAACGCCAAACAATACGCTTGTTTCAGATGTACAAAAAGTTGTCGATCCAATAGGGCAACAGGGAGAGGGCGCAGGAGAGGCTGCAATATATCATGTGGTAGATATATTAGCCTGCACATCGGAAAGCGTAAAAATAGAGGCAAAAATAACGATAGATACCGGCTATACATGGGAGGATCTATTGGCAAGCGCGCAGGAAAAAATCGACGGCTATTTTTTAGAGCTTGCGAAAAGTTGGGAGAATGAACAAAACATAACCGTAAGAATATTAAAGGTAAACGCAGCGATCGCAAGCGTGGAAGGCATCATAGACGTACAGAACACAGCTTTAAACGGTAGAGAAGAAAACCTGCTGTTAGATCCGAACGCAATACCGGTTAGGGGCGTGATATTATGCAAACAATGATTTTAAATCACTATCCACCAGTAATAAAGCAAATAAAGGATATACAGCAAATCGCCAAAGCGGAGGACATTGAATTTACAAAATTGAATACCTCTATTACGGAAGTAATACGGAATATGTTTGTATTTACAGCAGACGAAACCGGAGTAAAGAGGTTTGAAAAGCTGTTAGGGATTACACCAAAGACGGCGCAGAGTTTAGACGATAGAAAAATATATATAATATCAATGATGAACCGGCGCAAAATGAGCCTAGCAGAATTAACGGCGATGTTATCCAATTATTCCGAAGGAATAAAGTTAATAAATGACATGTCAAATTTTGAAATGATCGTAGAGATTAACACAGATGCGGGAAGTTTGGAAACAATAAATAGTATCATTGATGAAATTTTGCCACTAAACATATATTTTGAATTTGCCCTGCAAAGGGAAACAACCATAAAATACAAATTGGAAGATTTGATCTTTATGGCATTTGAACCGGCAGCAGGAGAAAATGAGCATTGCAATTTTGACAACAACATAACAGCAATAGAGAAAACCGACTATACGCAAAGTGTAGCCGGTTTTTCTTATATAAACAGTTTTGAAAATGCCGGGGCGTTTGTATGCGGCGTTGAGTGCTGTTTAGCGATGCAGGCACCATTTGAAACGCAGGAAAGCGTTGTAAACATAGAAACAGCAACAGAGGCAGAAATAACGCCGATAAGAGCGTGTGAAGAAGGAAACGCAATAATCGGGGAAGATACGCCGTTTACAATGGCAGAAAGCGGGGTAATGGTGCAAGAGGACGTAACGGCAGCAGTTACGCAATTAAAAATATGCGGAACAGATTACGCAAGAGAGGAGGACTAAAATGTTAAAAGAGAAACTTATGGACTATACAGAAAGTATCGTAAAGCGTGCAACGTACACTATTAACGGCAAAGTAAAAGAAGGAACCATAGGAAAAGCAATAAGAACAGGCGACAGCATCACTTTTTATTTATACATCGACGATAACGAGCAGGGGAAAATTACAAACGCTAAATTATACGATGTAAACGGCGACTTATTGGAAAGCAAAGATTATAACACGCCTAAAGATACATTAGGAACCGTAACAATAGGCATCAGAATAACTATAAAACGAGAATAGGAGGAAAAGATAGATGTATGATCTTATATTATGGAAAAACCGCCGAACCACGAAAGCGAACACATACGCCGTAACGCAAAATTCGGACGGTACGATCACATTAACACCAGTTCCGGGCGATATAATCGAACCGGGTACAGGATTTAACCAAAAGAACATGAACAACATGGATAACGGAATTAACGAGGCTATGATTATTGCAAACATGGCGATTGTTCAGTTATTACAGCATCAAAGAGAATTAGAAAATACCTATTTTGAGGTTGGATCGGTAGAGGTAAAAAGTAAAGAAACATATCCGTTTAATACCGAAAAAGTAACGGTTGCCTTAAAAGATGCGCGCAACACATTAGATTATATTGTGTTGGCGTTTTGCGATAATTTGCAGCAGGGGCGCGCAATTAGAATTAAGGACAAGCAGTTAAACGGTTTCAAAATCGAGGTAGAAGATTGCCCGAAGGAACCGGTAACGATAAAATATTTTATTTTTGGAGGTAAAATCTAATGGCAAAACCAACAATTAAAGTAGTTGAAAAAAACGAGGGGCGCAAAATCGGTTACGAATTAGAAGGTAACACTTTATGGATCGGAGATGCAATCGCAATGAGATTACCGCGTTTGCAGACAGACGACACCGTAAAAAAAGACATTTGCGCCGATGCAGACGGCAATTTAGTTTTTGGATTGGGCGAAAATTACGTTGCACAGGTCGAGATCCCACCGAAGGAATATGAGTACATCGAGGGAGAGGCAGACGCAGAAGGCAAAAAGACCGTTGAAAGAGTACAGCAAGATTTTGATATTTCAAAGTGTACTTTAATATTATGGAGTATCGAGGAGGTATATATCAATGAGTAATTACGAAGATTTAAGAGGCGCAGCAGCAAACGAGGAAATTATTTTAGACGATCAAGGTATTCCTTCGGTAATGGTAAAAGTACCGCTTGTTTATTTGGACGAGTTAGGGATCGGATCGGCACACACGCCGCACCCGGCTTTTATCATCAACGATAAAGTGGTGCCGTATATTTATGTTTCAAAATATATCAACGTGATTAAGAATAACCGCGCGTACTCTATCCCAAATCAGGATCCCGCAAACTGCATTACTTTTGATCGTGCGGTTGAGGTTTGCTATAACAAGGGTGCCGGTTGGCATCTTATGACAGCGGCAGAGTGGGGCGTATTACACAACTTAATCACAGCGCAGGGATTAGAGCCTAGAGGTAACACAAACAACGGCAGGCATCATGTAAAGACTTATGAGCATGGTGTATTAAGTCCACAGAACCCAACAAATGTTTACAGAACATTAACCGGAACCGGCGGCAAGGCATGGGAGGCATTGGGCGTATGCGATATTGTGGGCGACGTTCATAAATGGGTTGTAGCGCGTTTAGTCGACGGCGAAATTCAGATTGTACCGAACAATAACGCAGCAATCCACAAAACAGATTTAGGCGCAAACAGCAAGGCATGGAAAGCGATCCTGCAGGACGGTTCATTAGTTGCACCGGGAACAAACGGCACATTAAAGTTTGACTATACCGGAAACCCTGCAAATGCTACAAGTGGTTTTCATATCACAACAACCGTAGAGCATAAGCAGACAGACGACGGCGCGGGATATGGCGCGAAAGATTTCGGAACATTGACAGCAAAAAGCGGCGTAACAATCCCGGATATTTTAAAAGCATTAGCGTTATTCCCTAACACAGATAAAACCGGCAGGGGCTTTATATATTTTCGCAACAACGGCGAGCGGTTGCTTCTTCGTGGCGGTGGTTATGGTGATGGCGGTTGCGCCGGGGAGGCTTACGGCGATTTCAACCGCCCGCGTTCTATCTCCACTGTGAATGTGGGGCTGTTTTCCGCTTATGTGGATCCTGCGCTTTATGCGTAATTCCTGCGGGTGTATGCGGCAGCATACGCCCTATTTCTGAAAATGACGAGGACATAAAACAAAATGCAAAGAAATTTCAGAGCGACAGCAAAACCACCCGAACCCAAAGACGATCTTTTGATTATGAAGAAAACAAGAGAAATGATCGCATACGGTCACGATTGCCTATATAACAAACAATTTCCGAGAAATCAGCGTATAGGAAACGCGATCGGTGCGCAGATTGAAAAGTCAATGTATGAAATATTAGAAGGTTTATCAGATGCAGCCAAGAAAGAACATAAGAAAACGGCATTAACGCAGGTTGATGCAAAAATCTATAATCTAAGGCAGCTTTTAATGATTGCCGTAGATCCAAAGATGAATACAAGGGGTGTTCTGATACCGCTTGACGATCAACGCAGGTGGTGCGAGAAGTTGGAGGAAATGGGTAAAATTTTAGGTAGTTGGCTTAATAAGCTAAAATAATAAATCAACTATGGGTAGTATGCCGTAACGGTTGCTTATTCGTGGCGGTAATTATGGTAATGGCGGTAACGCCGGGGAGGCTAACGGCAATTTCAACAACCCGCGTTCTATCTCCAATGTGAATGTGGGGCTGTTTTCCGCTTTTCTCAATTAGTCAGCATACGCCGCAACACGCGGGCGGCGTACCGTACAGAGAGAAGAAAAGGGGCATATTACCCTGCTTATAGCAATATGAGCAAAACAAAAATTTCCATGAATACGGTTAGTAACGCAAGCGAAGGGCGTAACGCATGGAGAAATTAAGGTCATAATGAAAAAATTTAACGTAACATATGAACAGATCGCAAGTTATAGTAACATCTATGCCGCCTATTTAGATGCACGAAAAGGGAAAAGCGAGCGCAACGAAATAATGCGGTTTTCTTTAGAACTTGACGCGCATTTAAACGATTTATACAACGACCTGCAGGAGGAACGTTACAAAGTAAGCGGGTACAGAATTATTTATATTTATGTACCGAAGAAACGGCTTATTATGGCGTTACAATTTAGGGATCGTGTTTTACAATGGGCGGTTTATAGGCTACTCAATCCGCTATACGAGAAAACCTATATAAAAGATAGTTATGCTTGCATCAAAGAAAGAGGCAGAGAAAAAGCAGCCTCCCGGCTGCAATATTGGTTAAGGCAGACAGAAAGAAAGCCAAAACAATATTATTACTTGAAACTTGACATTTCAAAATTCTTTTACCGGGTAGATCACGAGGTTTTATTAAACATTTTGAAACGGCGCATAAAAGACGAGCGTTTAATAAAATTGTTTGATAAAATCATCAATTCAGAGAAAAGAGCCTTCGGGTTGCCGTTGGGTGTAGATCCTTGCGAGATAGATCCGCGCGAAATGCTTTTCGATAAAGGTATGCCGATCGGTAATTTAACAAGTCAGATGTTTGCAAATATCTATATGAATGAGTTAGATCAGTACCTAAAGCATGAATTACATTTAAAATATGTGATACGGTACGCAGACGATTGTATTATTTTACACGACAGCAAAGAGGAACTATGGCAGGGATTGGAGAAAGTTGAAACTTTCCTGCTTAAAAATCTGAAATTAAACCTAAATAACAAAACCGTCATAAGACCAACAACCTGCAATATTGATTTTGTGGGTTATATAATAAACAAAGATGAAATAAGGTTAAGATCCGCAACAGTAAAAAGAATGAGATCCCGCATAAAGTACATTGTAAAAGCATACGAGCGCGGCGAAATGACCTTGCAGGAAGTCAACGCAACCATGCAAAGCTATTTCGGTTTAATAAAACATTGCACAAATGAGGGATTAAGAGAAAACATTATCAACGGTTTTGTGCTGCATTGCACAGATGCAGCGCGAGCCAAAGCAAGAGAAAGCCGATAAGGCTTTATTTTTTTGCACAAAAAAGGAGGCACACGATGAAAGAAATTTTTATTGCTGCAAAGGCAGCAGCAACACAGACACCAAGCGCGGCGGGGTTGAGCGTATCAGCAATTTTTACAGCGATCGCAGCGGTATTTGGAAAAATCCCGGTTATTTTAATTTTGTTCATGGCAGCGGTAGCGCTTGACTATTTAACCGGGTGGATTAAAGCAAAGTATTTTTTAAAAGATTGGAACTCTAAAACCGGATTGCAGGGGATCATTAAAAAGTTAATGTATTTCGTTATGATTGGAACTGCCTTTTTAATCGGGTGGGGGATCCGCGAAATGGGTGGTAGCATCGGCATTAACTTAGATTTTGCAATGCTGATCGGTTGGTACGTTACCGCCGTAATGCTGATAAACGAATTTACGAGCATTTTAGAAAACCTTTATGTAATTATGCCGGAGAAGGTACCGGTATGGCTGATTAAGACATTAAAGGTTGCAGACAAACAGTTAGGCGACAAGATTAACGATCTTGTATGCAAAAATCAGAATTGCGACACCTGCGAATTAAGCGCGCGTTGCAATCTGAAAAAATACACACCAAACAAGGAGGAAAAATAACCATGACAACAGAACAGAAAACATTTATTGAGAACATTGCAGCGGCAGCAAGAAAGCACGCCGCAAATTATGGCATCGCTGTAATTAGTCCAATCATTGCGCAGGCGATTAACGAAAGCGGGTGGGGAAAATCAACACTTGCAGCAAAGTACCATAATTATTTCGGTATGAAGTGCGGCAGCGCATGGAAGGGAAAATCTGTAAATATGTCAACGTGCGAGGAATACGAGGTAGGCGTATTAACGCAGATTAAAGACAATTTCAGAGTTTACGACAGCTTAGAGGAAGGCGTAAAGGGCTATTTTGATTTTATCAGCGCGAGCCGTTACGCGAATTTAAAAGGTGTTACAGATCCAAAAACATATATTGAGAACATCAAAGCAGACGGTTACGCAACAAGTTCACAGTATGTTAAAAACCTGCTTAATTTGGTAAGCGCGTACAATTTAACGCAGTATGATAACATCACAGCGCAGCAGGGCAAAAAGAGCGTTGCAGAAATCGCGCAGGAAGTGATCGCCGGAGTGTGGGGCAATGGCACAGAAAGAAAAGAGAAGTTAGAGGCAGCAGGCTACAATTACGCCGAAGTGCAGGCAATCGTAAACGAGCGCGCAGGAAATAAGACAGAAAACAAGGCAGACAACAAAAAGAGTATTGCGGAAATTACGCAGGAAATTGTAGCCGGTAAGTGGGGTAACGGATCAGAGAGAAAGCAGCGTTTAGAGGCTGAAGGTTACAACTATGCCGAAGTGCAGGCAGCAGTAAATAATATTATGGGAAAATCGGAGCCAAGCAAAAAGAATGTTGCAGAAATCGCAAAAGAGGTAATTTCCGGTAAATGGGGGAATGGATCAGAAAGAAAGCAGCGTTTAGAGGCAGCAGGCTATAATTATGCCGAAGTGCAGGCTAAGGTCAACGAAATGTTGAGATAAGGAGGTAAACATGGCAGGGAACAACACCGCAGAGGCGCAGGAACCGATTAAAAAAGCAAAGGCGTATAAAGTTACCTCTAAAGCATTTACAAAGCGCAGAGAGGCAGCAGGAGGGGGAGCAGAGGCAAAAACAAAAGGGATTATGCCGGTGCTCATTATTGAAGGAAACGTGTATAAAGCGTTTTATGCAACAGAACCAACAAAGGCAGCCGCGGAAAAGCTGTTAAAAGCTGTTAAAGATGCGGGATTAAGCGCAGAGATTAAAGAGTTGGAACAGTAAAAATATAAATGTAATTTTGGGGCGTGGCGAAAGTCACGCCCCTTTATTTTTGTGCCTAAAAATAAATTTTAAAATATTGCGTAATATGTATTGACATATTGCGCAATATGCAATATAATTAAATCATCAAAGGAACAGAGGAACAAAAATGGTAGAAATTAAAGGTTTTAATGAGGTATACAACAATATGTTGGCGATAGAGGCAATGAAGAAAATAAAAAAGCAGACAATAAAGAGAAGAATAAAAGAATTGATAGAGCAGGGAGTAGAAAAAGACATTGCTAAAGTAATGGCAGAATGTGGATTATAACAACAGCCGCCCGGTTGTCGGGGCGTAAAGTTCGGCAACAGCGACCGGCACCGGCTGAATAATGCCGGGGCAACGCCAACGAGCAGCGAAACAATATTTCAATCATAGAAAGGTTAAAACGGTGGATAATATGAGAACATACGCAGAATTAGTAAAAGAGGCAATCAGAGAGGCACACGAAAAGTCAGAAAATGAATATAAAAAATTTGAGGTTGGAAGGACGTATGCGACAAGATCCGTTTGCAATAGTGAATGTATATTTAAAATAACAATCATAAAGCGCACAGAGAAAACCGTAACGATAGATAAAGGAAACGGAAAAACCAAACGTTGTAAAATATATACAGATATGCGCAACGCGGAGGCGATTTATCCATACGGTATTTATAGCATGTGCCCCATAATTGACGCATCGGAAAAAATAGCATAAAATTTTAAAATATTGCGTAATATGTATTGACATATTGCGCAATATGCTATATAATATAATTGTAGCAAGGGAACAGCAGGAAGGAGTAATAAGAAATGGATAACGAAGAAATGAATTTAGCAGAACTTTTAAAACAGACGGCAGAGGAAAACCAAACAAGAAAGATTTTAGCAATCTTAGAAGAAAGCGAGAGTTTAGAAGATGCAAAAGAAAAAGTAAAAGCCCTACTTAATAAGTAGGGCGAAGATACAAAGGGTTAGCACGAGGGGGCAGAAAACCGAAACAATTCCTGCCACCTGCCCCCAAGTGTTTTTATTATCATAGCAGGAAGATAGAAGAATTTCAAGAGGTAAAAAACGATGAAAGGAAAAAGCGGAGAATTTAACCAAATATCCTACCAAAACGAGTATATAAAAGAAAAGTACGATAGAATAAATTTAACGGTACCCAAAGGCAGGAAAGAGGAAATAAAAAAGAAAGCGGCAGCAGCAGGGCAAAGTGTGAATGAATATATAAATGCGCTTATTGATAACGACAAATGAAACAAGACAGCTTTTAAGGGCGGCAGGTAGATTATACCCGCCGCCCTTCGCCGCGCATTAAGGAGGCACGCATGAGAAGTTTTAAACATATATCATTTAACGATAGATTAAAAATAGAAGTATTGAGGAAAGCCGGGCATACACCTAAAGAAATCGCGGAAATAATGCATTTTCATATAAGCACAATATACAGAGAGTTAAAACGCGGACAGTTCGAGGCGTTAAACTCTGATTTAACAACAGAAATAAGATACAGCCCGGATATTGCACAGGAATACATGAACGGCGTTTTGTCGGCAAAGGGTGCAGATTTGAAGATAGGAAACGAAAAAGAATTTGCGGATCGCATCGAGGAAATAATAATAAACGAAGGGTACAGCCCTGCGGCTGCATTGGCAAAAGCAAAAGAGGAAGGCATAGATTTTACAGTATGTGTAACAACATTATATAGCTATATAGATAAGGGGGTATTTTACAATTTAACATTAAAAGACCTGCCGGAAAAGCGTAAGGGAGAAAAGAAACATAAAAGAAAGACAACACAAAAAAGGGCGACGTTTTTCGGTACCATTTAGTAAATGCAGGTACCCCATAGGCACATGTCCCCATAT